ACACTACAAGGTGTAGTTGCTAACACTTCAGTGCTGCCAGGTAGTGCAACAGCTGGTGACGCTTACGTGGTGCAGACTGCGCCAGCTGGTCCAGGTAGAATTTATGTCTATTCTGGACTGCAATGGCTTGACGGTGGCCAGTTTGTTGGCTACACTGGCTCACAAGGACTTCAGGGAGCACAGGGTGTACAAGGTGCGCAGGGTGTTCAGGGTGCCGTTGGCGCTCAAGGACCTCAAGGCCCTCAAGGTGCCCAGGGCGCGCAGGGAGCGCAAGGTGTTCAAGGCGCAGTGGGTGCACCAGGCGCCCAAGGTGTACAAGGCGCATCAGGGGGCCCTGGTTCTCAAGGTGTGCAGGGTGCTATTGGACCGCAAGGTCCGCAAGGCGTTCAGGGCGCTGTTGGCGCACAAGGCGTCCAAGGCGCTGTCGGTGCGCAAGGTGCGCAGGGTCGTCAGGGTGCCCCTGGGTCGCAGGGCGCTGTTGGCGCACAAGGACCTCAAGGAGCTCAAGGTATACAAGGCGCGCCTGGTGGTACAGGTTCCCAGGGTGTACAAGGACCACAAGGACCACAGGGCGTACAAGGCGCTGTGGGTGCTCAAGGTGTACAAGGTGTTGCAGGGTCACAAGGATCCCCAGGTGCACAAGGACCACAAGGACCGCAAGGCATTCAAGGCGCTGTAGGCGCGCAGGGTGTTCAGGGCGCGACAGGCACCTCAATTAACCTTAAAGGGGTTGTAGCTAATACTGGAAGTTTACCGCCAAGTGGTAATATTGCTGGTGATGCTTATGTTGTGCAACAAGATGGCTTTATCTATATTTGGAGCGCTACATCTTGGGAGTCTGGCGGACAGTTCGTCGGTCCACAAGGCCCACAAGGTCGCCAAGGAGCTCAAGGCGCTGTAGGTGCGCAGGGTCCTCAAGGTGTTCAAGGACCAACCGGTGCAGGTGCACCAGGGGCTCAGGGTGCACCAGGCCCTCAAGGACCGCAAGGAGCTCAAGGTGTTCAGGGTGCTGTCGGTACCGGCGCGCCAGGATCCCAAGGCCCGCAAGGCGCACCAGGCGCTCAGGGTGTACAAGGCGCTACCGGTGCTGGAGCTCCAGGGCCCCAGGGTCCAAATGGTGGACCGGGCCCTCAGGGTGTTCAAGGGCCTCCAGGACCTCCGGGACCACAGGGTCTAGTCGGTGCACAAGGCGCACAGGGTCCATTAGGACCTCCAGGACCTCCGGGACCACAGGGCGCTATCGGTGCTCAAGGTGTACAAGGTGCTCTTGGCCCGCAAGGCGGACCAGGCCCTCAAGGCGCTATCGGTGCTCAAGGACCTCAGGGCTTCCAAGGCGTTCAGGGTACAACAGGCGCTCAGGGCCCAGTTGGCGCGCCAGGTGCACAAGGCGTTCAAGGCGCATCAGGCGCGCAGGGCGCGATTGGTGCACAAGGTCCAACAGGCGCACCAGGAGCCCAAGGCGTTCAGGGTGCGGTCGGTACCGGATCGCCAGGTCCGCAGGGCACAGCAGGTGGCCCTGGCCCTCAAGGTGCTGGTGGTCCTCCAGGGCCGCAGGGACCACAGGGACCACAAGGTCAGGCGGGTACTATTTCGAGCGGTGCAACTACCTATATCGCTTACTATACCGGTACTACAACGGTTTCTGCAGCTTCCGGCTCAGCAACTATTTACGCTGGTGGAAACGTTCAAGCTGCCGACTTCGTTGTCGCATCCGACGAAAGACTCAAAAACGTTGTCGGTAAGATTGATAATGCTCTTGATATTGTTAATAAGCTCGAAGGTATTAAATATACTTGGAATGAACTAGGTCAAAAGGACTTTGGTTACTCTGGTGATAAAGTTGAGCTTGGTATTCTCGCTCAGCAACTAGAAGCTTATATACCTGAGCTCATTCTACCGAGCGCTGTAGGTGACTATAAGACAGTTGCTTACCATAGACTGGTAGCGGTGCTTATTGAGGCAATTAAGGAACTGACAGCGAGAGTTGAAGCGCTAGAGGGCGAGTAATGGCGACAACTATATCTAACCCCGCTACTTTTAGCTCTGTACGAAATGCATTTAATACGGAAGGCTATGGTACTTCTACGAGCTTCTTTGCCTACAGGCAAGGTGGCGGTATCGTACCGGCAACATCTGCATTCAATCAGATAGGAGCTGGTACTGCAGGCGATCCGTTGCAGTTGAGTCAATTTAGTAATTTTACAGTACCGGCAAGACTTCAAACTATTACGGCTCACACTGTTAATACATCACGCGATGCTGTAGGGGCGTACGTATATAATTCATCTCAGGCTACTTCTGAAATTTACGTATCGACAGATGGTAAGATTTACGGTAGAGGTTCAACTCAATGGACACAATCTTTTGTATCAGCTTCTGGTTTTATTTTAATTGATAATTCCGACTATTGGGCAGATCTACCACCACCAAATAACCCAGGTACAGATCCAGGTCCTGTCATATTACAGTCATGGTTGTTAGGTACAGGTGCATCAGATTATTCGTGTCGCGCTACAATATTAGCGGGATCTACATCCCCTGACGGGCTTAAAAAGTTTCGCTACGGTACGTTCGGGTCATGGTTAGCTATAACTGAGAATAGAAGTTGGGCAATTTCTGTAAATAGCTTTATGGCATTTCAGGAAAGCCCACCGGATGTACAGAGTATGGAATTATACTTTACTTTAGAATTTGCTAAAAGCAATGATCTCAATACAATATTAGGTTCAGCAACAATGACTCTACTAGCAGCTGCCAGCTCGACAGACGATCAGGCACCTCCTATATAATGAAAGGTAATATATAATGCAAACTAAACCCCTCTGGGAAGAAACCCGCGATTTACATCATGCATGTGAGCAACATGCTGTTGGTGGTGCCATGGCTACAGGTAAGCCACCAGCGATCTGGTATGCAGCCTGGCTTATAGCTCTAGAACAGATTCATTCTATTATTGATCCGCATATGCCAGATCTTCTGAATAGAACAAATAGACTTATTGAAGATATTAATACTATGCAATATGAGCTTCCGCTTTTGGAAGCAGCGAAAGTATATACTCTATCGCTTACAGACGAAAAGAAAATAGCCGGGGCAGCATATGTCCTAACCGGTGCGCACCTCATGGGCGGTGAAATTATGAGACGACGCTTAGAAGGTTTTCCTACTAAGCATCTAGAGTGGGATGATCGTAAAGAAGCTATCGCAATTCTTCAGACATATCGTACACGCGATGATATTACCGAAGAAGCACGTGACTGTTTTAAAGCTCTACTCTCCATTATGGACGAGATTCAGAGACTCTATCCTATCAGTACTTGACGGCCGCAATACGATTATAATATACTTCCCCTGATAGTGCAACTTATAAATACTTTGAAATAGAATTTTTTTCAGAGAGTACCGTATGGCTATCAAGAGTAATATCGTAATCGATCAAGGAACTGACTACGAAGTCACTATTAACGTCAAGGACGCTAATACAACTCCTATCGATCTAAACGGCTTCACAGGCCAAGCGCAGATTCGTAAGTATTTTACTTCTACAAAAAAGTATGATTTCTCTGTAACTATCGCTGCTAATACCGGCGAAGTAACATTAGCTATGTCCGCTGCCAATACAGCAAAGATCTCAGCGGGTAGATATCTGTACGATTGCGTACTTACATCTAACACAAATGTTATGTCGAGAGTTGTTGAAGGTATTGTAACCATTAATCCACGCGTTACAAGATAATGTCCGACATCAAAAAGATCGTATTAACACCTAAGACAACCTTTACCGCCACCGTACAGAAGATTGGCGGGCGTGTTACTACGACTGACCCGATTACAGTTAAGAATCAGGTTAATGAGATTCGCTCGCTGGATGATATTCCCGGTGTTAATACATCTCAGCGTGTAGATGGCGCTACCATCGTCTATAACGCTAATACAAACGAATATGAAGTACGCTCTACGTCCGGCAACGTAGTATCGATATCGATACAAACACTTATAGCAAATAGCTCACCGGGCCTAAACGGGCAGGTACTACATACAAACGGCTCCACAATTTACTGGAGTCCAGTACTTACATCTAACAACGCTACCTTTGCCTACGGTAAGCGTGAATCAGACCTCTCAGTTAACTTCGCGCAGTTCTCAGGTAATGCCAACTTCGCATTCACATCGAATCTTGCTACGAGAGCTTTAACAGCCAACGTAGCCGACTTTGCTTTTGGTAAGCGTGAATCTGATCTATCGGTTAACTTCTCGCAGTTCTCTGGCAACGCTAACTTTGCGTTTACCTCGAATCTTGCTACGTATGCAATATCTGCTAATACAGCTGATTTCGCATTCGGCAAACGCGAATCAGACCTATCGGTAAACTTCGCACAGTTCTCTGGCAACGCTAACTTTTCGTTTACTTCGAATAATGCTAGCTTCCTCGAAGGTCTTCCTGCTAGTTATTTCAGAAACGCCTCAAACCTTATAACAGGTCAACTTGACCCAGCTCGTCTAGCTAATTCCGGTGTCGTTTCAGGTACATACGGTAACTCTACAGCATACCCGGTAGTTACTGTAGATCAGTATGGTAGATTAACTACTGTAACTACGTCGCCTGTTTCCGGTATAAGTGATTTTGTATATACATCAGGTAACAATACATTTGGTATCGTTACGGGTACATCCACATTTTATGCAACAATAGGCACCGTTAGCGACTTTGTGGTCACAGGTAATCTTATTGTACAGGGTACAACAACTACTGTCAATACGCAGAACCTAGATGTTAAAGACGCTGTTATTAGATTAAATCAAAATCAAATAACACCGTTTAACGATATCGGTATATTAATGCAGCGCTATAGCGTTGCTAACTCATCTAACTACAATATCGGGTTTGCTTGGAAAGAAGCCAATACAAAAATCGTCTTCGGTAAGACACCAGAAGACGGCTCAGATAGCGACATCTCATTCTCTCAAGAATGGATGACGATATCTCAGACCGGTGATGTAGCTGTTTCTGGTAATCTTATCTTCAACGTTATTGACGGAGGTACCTACTAAACTCATCTACCACATCGTAGTTGAGCGTAGAAGGGGAATCCCATATAGTTGATTTACGTAGCCAGCCAATTGCTGGTGTTGGTACCATTAGCGATAGCGGTACATCTGATTCAGTATCACCTGGATCATTTACTCTCATAAAATAGAAATTATCAATAGCACGCATTGCACCTTTCTCGTCTAGCTCTGCACAGAGTCTACGAGCTGTCTCAGGTGTTATCATATACGCATGCGCGCCGGAATGACGTTTTCTTGGTATTACCAAGCTAGGCCTTCCAGCTGCGACGTGGTTATACTTTGCCGGGTCTGGTAATTTATATCCTAGTGCGATGATATTACCGTCCCAGTTAACAGGCTCATTAGCTTTAATACTATGAAGCATTATAGAATCATGCTCTAGAATAACAACAGGATCCTGAGTATTCATCCCGGCTATCTTACGCCATAGAATAAAATGCGCTGCAGAAGCACAAGCGGCGCCTATATCCATCTCACCGAATTTTATTCCAGTAGCTTCCGATAATGTCTGAATATTGTATTCATTCTTATTGAAACCAAACCATGTATTAGGTTTTAGCCCTACTTTACGGCATGATTCTTCGGCAATCTCAGCGTATTCTTTTGAAAGAGAGTCGTTAGGTGTTCTAATTACAAATGCTTGCTGAGGCCCGTTGCTACCCTTCTCGATTTTTAAAGTTTTTTTTTGAAATGGTAGTCGCCATCAAATTCCACGCGATTGATATTTGCCACAAGTTCAAAGCCCAGAGCATCCATAAACTCAAGTACTTGATCAACATTCGGAGCTCCTTCGTTATATACCTTATGCTGAGCTTCTAAAATAACATCGGTGCAATGTTCGATGCACATCTTAGCACCCTTAAGCACGTCTATTTCAGCGCCTTGTACATCGATCTTAATAAGATCTGGTAGCGGGAAGTTATTCAGCTTAACAATCGTATCTAGAGTATAACCGGTCTTAGTAACCTTATGCTCTTCCCAACCCGGATTGATTTCCTTGTAATAGGAATTACCGCCTGGATTTTCTAGCCAGTGATAGAAGTCAAGCTGTCTACCATCTCTATCTGTTAGAAGGCCGATATGATACGGATGACCGGATTCCATAAGAATACGTTCTACTCCCGGCTCTGCATCAAAGAGAACAAACTTAGCATCTGGCCAAGCTGCTTTAGCGTGGCGCTCCCAATGTAAAACGCATGCGCCGATATCATATACTATCCTTGGCTTTAGATCAGAGATAGAATGTAGATATTCTACCTGCTCTTTAGGAAGACGGTCCTCGTCGCGAATATATTCAATAACAGACTTGGGCTTCGCCTCATCTACTTTGAAAGTGAACGAGCCAACATGATCGCAAAGGATTGTAGTATCAGCCCAAACCTTAAACCCAGCTTCGCGAGCTTTCTGACAGAAGTAAACATCTTCTGAAAATGTATGAGCATGATTGATAGCCGACTTATAAACAAAATGCGGGTATTCCATGCCGCGCAACACTTCACCCTTGATTAGTACGCAACCGAAACCACAAGCAGCGATTTCCATTAGACCAATACGCTTCTTAATATTCTCCCACGGAATATTAGCGACACCACCATTGCCGATATCTTCATACAGTTCTAGTGTATGGCTACCCGGAATACGCTGAATGTAAAGTCCGGAGATAACATCTACATCCCAGCCAATCATCTTGAGCAGCGCATCGTTAGGTAGAACGATATCACTATCTACGCAGAATAGATAATCGTGATGCTTGCCCCATTCAGCGATTAGATTGCGAATCTGATCGATTTGATATCCATAGAAGTATTGAAACTCTGTTCTATAGCCCTTCGGTACTTTCAGATCAAAGATAGACTTGAACGTAGCCGCTTCGATATTCTTGTTAGTAGGAATAGCAATAAGAATAGTCTTCTCACGTGGCATTTCAACTACAGGCTGTTCTTCTACTACCTCAGCCGGCTTATTCCAGATATCACGCTTAATATTTTCGTAATGCTCAGTCTCTCTATTCTGCAATCTAGACATAGCCTCTGCATCCTTAATGTAGAGATCTACACAAGTCTGAGCATAAGGTGTTTCATGGAATAGATTAACGATACAGTAGTTTGTACGCCCTTCTGCAAGATGCTTATCGAAGATGAAATAATCTCCGTAATACATCTTGATCTCTTCAGGAATATGCGTCCAGGCATTCTTATTAACAAACATCAGACAGCCATAGCCGAACTGATGCATTCCATCTTGCCATGAAATAATCTGATAGTTACCGTCTGTGATAGGAATCTGATTATACTGAGCAATACCCGGAACAATACCGCAAACGCCAGTATTAGGATTTTCTAGTACGCTTCTTAGCCCCTCGAATACTCTGAAGTCAAACCTCATGTCATCGTTAAGAATACAGACATAATCGTACTTGGCATTCTCTACACCCCAGTTCCAAGCCGGGTTGACGTAGATGTTAGTACCAAATGTCTGGTAACGAAGCTTAGGGCTGAAAGGAAGCTTGAGCGGCGTCTTAGTCGGATCGTTATCGATCAGAATAACTTCGCCTACATCTGGGCAGTTTAAAAGCTCATTCAGATAGTTAAAGAACGGCTCATACTTCCACATTGTTGGTACGACTACCGTATAAAGCTTCTTACCGCCATTAATAATAGCGTTAGCCGTTCTATTTTGCTCTTCGCCGTTTACTTTATAATCATTGATAGGATTCATATCATTGTACACATAGTTAATATCCGTCACACATACGACCTTTTCAGGGTCAGCTTTTTCAATGAGGTAATAGAATAGAGCGGTGTCACCGCCTGCCTTTGGCCATTGACCATTTATCTTGAGATCATCCGCGGTTAGATCCTTAAGGAGCTTGGCGTGGAATGTACGCATATGGGTATATGGCATATGCCAGTTAAACTTATATTGTCTATAAGATTTAGCTTGCTTAACTTCAGGTGGATATGGCTGTGCAACAAGCGGAATATTATCCACGAGCGACCAGCAAGAGCCGTAAGTAAACTCAGCGCCATCATGATAGAGATTGTTATACTTATGGAAGATATTCGGATCATTTGCCAACCAATCATCACCATCCAGGATCATATAGAAGTCTTCGTCACCTTGACACTCATCTATTATCTTATAATGATTGGCTACAGCACCAATATTTTCTTTATTCTTAATCAATACAAACTTATGTCGAAGATCTTCAGGTAATGATTCAATAGTTTGTTTAATAACACTAATAGTATTATCAGTAGAGCAGTCATCTACGATATATATTGTGTAGTGCTTATAGTCTTGACTAGCTACAGAACGAATACACTTCTCAATATAGTTTTCAGCGTTGAATACAGCTGTTATAATACCGATACTCTTCTGAATATTCTTTATAGGCTGTACTTCTTCTTCATTAATAAAGCGGCGTCCAAACGTCTTACGTACTTTATAATTGATCTCTTGCGCTTTACGATACTCATCAACGGGCATATATTCGCCCAGCTTATGGAAGAAATGCTGCTTCCATTGCATAGCAACAGAGTCCCAGCCGCAGATATCCTTTACAGCATTACAAGCATACATCTTTTGCTGATGCAAATACTTGTCGTGATAAGCCCGAATAGTCGTCTGTACGAAACGCTCTACCTGTTCATCTTGATTAATATAAGGAAATAGCCCGTTGGGTACTACAGGGTAAGGTATCTTATAACATGCAGCATCAAAAGCTGTTTCTTCCATAGCGCCGAAGTAGCAACTAATAACGGGTGTATTGTAGCATAGCGACTCTAGAGTAGAAATGCCAAAGGTTTCTGGGAAGTCGCAGGGGTATATCATGTAGGACGCATTGCAGAGAATATCGGCAATCTCTGACTGCTTAATGATACCCGTGAAGTTAATGTCCGGGTTGTTCTCAACCATCTGACGCCATTCAATCTCTTGCTGATCAGGCTCGTGATCGGAGCGCATTCTATAATAGCCTCCGATAATAGTCAGTTTAGCATCGGGAATAGACTGTCTAATTCTTGGCCAGATACGATTAACAAGCGGCCTCATACCCTTGGTTACGGATGAGTTATAAACGAAGTGATTGGGATCTTTCTTGGTAATATCAACCCAGTCATGGTATTTGGTCATACCATTACGAGTGACGAACATATACTTCTTCATCACTTCGAACATGCGCCTCTTACCGTGATCGCAGTTCGTTACATAGTCGAGATGGAAATCAGAGAGGACGAATACTTCGTTAATGTACCCATCCAGAAGAAACGTATCGATAAGATCATCACCGTCACAGAACGTATCGTGCATCCATAGCACTTTATGACGTGATCTTAGTTGTAGATTGGTGAAGT